TCAAGTTTTGGACCTTGAAAGTTAACTGAGCCTGTTGCCGCAATGTTTGCTGTGCCGCCAATGTTGCCGTTGCCTGTATCCATGTGGAATACTGGTTGCATCGTGCCATTTGTTTTTGTAAATACTGCCATTTTAAAATCTCCTAATAAATGGGCTCTCGCCCTACTCTTATTTATGAAATTGGTAAAATCTTAGGCAGTTGAGGGGTTGTTTCGCTGACGGTTTCTAGCGGTGAAATCAAAGCGATTTACTGCTTTACCATAGCCTGCAGGAGTGGCAAACACCCAGCCTTCGTTGCCGGGAACCTGTGCATCCAGTTTGCCCAGCAGGTCCAGTTTCAAATCGTGTAGCAGTTCAAACAACACAAAGGCAGCGGCCAAGGCACCTTCGTTGGAAGTGGGACTGCGCAGGTACTCTGTGATGTTGCGGAACTTCTGCGGAGTTTGAGTTGATTTCAAATAGTCCATGAAGCCTGGCACTAGATCTGCAAAGTCTCCAGTGTAAGCAGGATACTCAGGATTGATACGTCGGTTAATGTAGTCCACGCACAACTTGGCTAGATCAGTGATTTTGGCCGCCCGTAGTTCTGCAGGATTGAATAGTGTGTCAATGGCAGGACCCATGGTCTTCAACAAACTCTTGATCTTCTTCACATAAGGATTTTGAACTTCCACAGGTTTGGCATAGATGGGTTCAATCAACAGTAGGCCTGGCACAGGGTTGAATTTGACTCTGGCAAGCGGTTGCTTGGCAGCGCCAGCATCCTCATACATGGTGTGTACTGCTACACCAACTTCACTGTTGGCAATTCGTGTGCCTAGCGTACTCTTTAACGGAATACGATATTCCACTGTGTTGGGTTTGAATTCCACATTGCCTGCTACCACAGGAGGTGTTGAAGTATACAACAAGTCACCCTTGACATAGCCCCGGAAGTTTTCGGGAGTTGCGGCTTCCAGGAGAGGCCAAATCTTTTGATACACTGGTAATAGTGTTTGAACTCTGTTGGCCACATTGCCTTTGGCCACGGCATTGGCATCACGCTGTGCCATGTTGCCAGCAATGGCTCTAGGGCTGGTAAACAAACCATCATAACCCACAGCCTCAAATCCTGCGCCATCTGTGAGCACAAACTCTCCTGAGTCGGGCTTGCGGCCAAATATCACAGCAGGCATGCCATCCCACTTGACACTTGCGGTCTTGGAATTGTCTTGAAAGTTATCCACAATGGCCAAGGCTGTTTTGACGCCGGCTGTACCATTTCTAAATACATAATCTTCAAGATGTTCAATACCCTTGGCCTTGCCACCCACAGGTGCGGCAGCAGGAGCCGGTGCGGCAGCCTCTACTAGAGCATACATGCCCTGATTCACAATACGATCACGCAGTCGTGCCAGGAAGTAGACATCACTGCTTTCTTCCAGTTGCCCAGGTTCTTTAAGACCTTCTTTGGCCAGGTACTCACGGAAGTCTTTTAATTTAGTTTCGCGATCTTTGTCCTGGGCCAGGAATGAGTAGATGCTTTCCACGTTGCCTAGATCTTCCCGGGTGGCTTTTGAGCCCAAGATGGTTTTGGCCACCGAGTCAGGATCTTGACTCACAAGTTTGTTGTCTGCACGACTCAACATGCCATTGGCACCTATCTTGAGTCCCAGTTGTTTGGCTATGCTACTCATTAGCACAGCACGGTGCATGCCTTTGTAGGCCGACGGAAATGTCTGATTGTAGTAGAATGTGCCCCAGTCCAGGTTAGGAAAAAACATAAAGTCTGTTTGTACAAAACCAAGATCGGGTCTGCCTGTGATGGGAGTACGCAGGTGTACTTCACCTGATTTTTTGACCCAGTTCCGAGGATCTTGACCATGTGTGCGGGCCCAGGCTTCGAGTCGTGTGGCCAATTGATCTTTTGAGATTTCGCTGGCATCCACGGCCAGATCCAGATCGCCCGAAGTGGCGACTTTGCCTGTACTACCCAGCCAACGCTCACGTGGGAACTCCAGTCCGGTGAGTTGTTCCAGCCAGGTTACGGTGCTGGGTACATCTGTCTGGTTGATGCGTTGTGTAAGTGGCTGGCCGTCGGCATCTTTGAATACGTTGCCACCTTCGAGTAGTTTCATCGTGCGTTGAATCCTAGTGCCTGGAGGTACAAAACGGTATTAGGGTCACTGCTGGTCACTGTTCCTAGTGCGCTTGTTATCTTGACTATGGCATCCAATTGGGCAGTACTCACTCCACTTGCTTTGACCAAGTTTGCTCTAGCAGTACGCGATCCGGTGGCAATTGGTACAGTTCTGGCTGCACCATTGGAGTTGGCTGTAGCAGTGGTCGTCTGCGGATTTTTTGCAGTGATCTGTTGACTTACTACGGCAGTGGCTGCCATTAGTTCCTGAAACCCTGTGGTCTGTGCCTGTTGTCTAGCGGCATCGGGCTGGGTTTCGGCTGTTGCAATTTTCTTGAGTGCAACTTGAATGGTGGGATTTTTTAGATATTCTGCGGCAAGAGCCGTATAACTGGGGGGAATTACTTTTTGTTTATACCAGTCGGTCAGTTGAGTGACACCAGCGGCTTCGGCCAGTTGAATACTTTCTTTGGTCACTCCGGGCTGTTTTGCGGCTGCCTGTTGAATTCGAGCAAGCAATGCGGCATCTTGAGAATTGTTAGGATCCAGTGGTTGTTGACCTTTGCCAACAGTTACTGGGGTACTTGTTGCCGGAGTGGCTGCAGGTGTTGTTGGTGCTGGCGCTGCCGACGAGCCGGGTAATGGAAGTTTAGAGGCAGCAGGGCCTCCAGCAACTTTTTTAGCCAACAATTGACTTTTCAATTTTTGTTGTTGTGCCTGTTGTTGTGGAGCAATCTGTGTCATAGGACTGACCTGTTGGCGATATTGCTCCCATTGACTTTGAATATTGGCGGCTGCCTGTTTCATAAGACCAGTGTTTTGCACTGACTGCATGCGCTTGGCAAAGTCACCTTGTTGTGCGGCAGCAATATTGCTGTAGGCACCTGGTATCAAATGCGACCCCAAAGATTTTAATCCACCTGGCTGACCAACTGCTGACACTACATTTTTGATGGCACCCAGTATTTCATTTACAGGTTGTTTTTGAGTCAGTTCATGAATCTGCATGGGTACGTCTCACTGTTCTTTCAAAACGGCCAGCATCTCTAGTGCGAATAGCATTGAGCAATTTACGAGTGAGATTTTCTGCTTGCTCAGGCGGAAATACCGCGTCGATTTGCTCCAGCAGATTGATAGCACTGGCTATCACATTACTGGCACGGCTTTCTATCACTAGATGGCGCTCTCGCTCAACATACATTGAGTCTAATTCTTCTAACAAACTTCTGGTGCGTTTTTGCATTTGAGTCAGTGACCTTTGAGTTATTTATCGGTTATTGACGTTGGACAAACCATTACGCAATTAACAATGTATATTACGATTGTTTAATTTGCCCCAGTAACTGTTTTAACTTAGCACTTTGCACATCTGCTGTGACCTTGGGTGCTTCTAGATCAAAGTCTTCTCGGGGCCGGGCTCGTTCCCAGGGTGGTGTACTAGCCTCGCCTTCTTCAGTGATTTTGACTTGACTTTTGGCCTTGATCGAATCCATAATGCTGGGCTTGGCACCGCCACGGAAGTTGTCCTTTTCGTCTCCACCTTCATCTGTGATACGCATGGTTTCAATATTGTATTCCAAATCGATCTTTTGTCCGACACCGGTTGAACTACGACTTTTCATACATTGAATTTGATATTTGCCACGCTCTTTCATAGCACGGCTTGTAAAGATACCAAACACGTTGTCTGCTGTGTTAATCTTGGAGATACCACCTGAAATATGCGAGTGATCAAATTCAACTTCTTCCACTGCTGATCGATTCAACTGTGATGCAGTGACCATTAATACTGCCAGTTCTTTGGCCAAATTGCGTAGTTCTTCACTCACATACTTGTCTTTCACAAACAAGTCGTTGGGGCTAACCTTGGCACTCACAGGCATCAGCAAGTCTAGATAGTCAATCATCACAAAGTCTACTCGCTTGCCTGTTTGAATTTGATACTCTTTCAAATAAGCACGAATGTCATTGATGTTGCTTTGTGCTGGCAGGCCTTTCACTTGATAGTTGCCTGACTTCTTGGCCACCAACTTGACCTTGAGTTCTGTAGTGTCCATATCACGCCTAATGTCCTTGGTGCTCATGTTTGTGAGCATGGCATCGGTTCGTAAACTTGTGAGTTCTTCTGAAAGTTCTAGTGTAATATAAACGCCACTGAGTCCTTGTTGCAACCAGTTTAGCGCAATGTTCATCATTACTAACGACTTGCCTGATCCTGATCCGCCAGCAAAGATGTTTAGTTCACCTCGGCTAAAACCACCATACAACAATCTATCCAGTTGTGTCCAACCTGTTGACACTTGGCCACCTGAGTTGAAGTATTTTTCAATACGGGCCTTGGGATCTGCAAAGTAATCTGTGCCCATGTCTTTGGTGAGTGATATCTGTACAGCATCTTTGATGAGTTTTTCAACTGGTTCAAACTCGCCCTTTTCCAGCAAGTCTGCTGACTTCAAAATTGCACGTTCCAGTTCCTGACGTCGAGTAAATGCTTCAAACTCGCCCATGAACCAGTCAAAGTGCCCTTCATTCAAGTCCGGCACTGGCGCAAGTTTGATGCCTGTGGTTGCAGAGATCTGTGACCTGTCGGGCATGGTCTTGTGTTTGTCAGTGTGTTCTTTGATGAACTCGGCCGCAGGTCTCAAACTCCGATCAAAGTTTTGTGCGTTATAGATGTTTTGAACCCGCACATAACTTGTGGCGTCTTCCAACATCATTTCTAGAAATAGTCGTTGGACTTCAAGCGAGTAATCTTTTAACAAGTTGTCTTTTCCTTATTTCTATCTTAATTTTACTAGTTTCTCTTGCGGCCATAATAGTCAGCAAGGCACCCAGTCGCCCTAGTTTTATCACAGCATCATTGACATCTTTGCAACCCTCGGGCCACTCAGGTATGCTCACTGCCCATCCCAGTTCCATAGCACGGTCAATTAACTCTACGCCTGCTGTATCTTGATCAGGTACCACCGTAACTTCACGTCCAAAACTGCGAATCAATCTTGCTTGTGCATCACTAATGGTATTGTGCATTACCGACAAGCCGCTAATCGACAGTGCGTCAAAAATGCCTTCCGTCACAAGTACATGTTGCCAGTCGGCATGTTGTAGATCTGTACCAAACACATAGCCTGGTTGTGAGTGATTGATATACCTGGGTTGTTTGTCATCCAAAAATCTAGTACACCACCCTACTGCCCGGTTATCGTATGTGAATGGAATCAACACAAACGGTCTCACCCAATGAACGCCATCATTCTTGATTGCGGTCATTACAGGAAAATCTTCTGGTACTTTTCTTTTGCGAATGTAGTTCCAGTACAGTGGATGTTCCGGAGTGACCACTTCTGAGAATGGTGGAAAATCATCTGACTCTTCAAACTCGATAGCACTGAGTGTGTTGAATACTCGTTGACGATCTTCTAGTATACCGTGTATGCTACGATGCCGCAGACTTTCAAGATTGAGCACGTCAATCTCGTTGTCTGGCACGCCCATCCATCCTAGCAAACGTCGGGCTTTGAAACTGACTGTGCGTCCTAGTACAAAACTGGCTGTGTAGGCGCAGTTGAAGCATGAATAACTCCATCCTTGATCTGACACTTTAAGTCCGCCACGGCCTCTTGTGTCAGCCGTATGTCCATTGTGTACACAGCAGACTGCATTGCCTGACAGCCAGCCCTGTGGGCTTGTCTTTACTTTTCTTCCCTGTCTCCAATATCCAACAATATCAAGCATTGCTACATTGTAGCAGAATCTATGGTAGAAATCAACTTGTCAGCAATCATTCGATGCCCAATTTCGTTGGGATGGTGTCCAGGACAAATCAGTTCCTGCTGTTGGTTGCCTGGGTGATCGCGAAACCACAAAGTGGTCGCAAATCCAGGCCAAATCTCTGTAGGGAGATTCATTTCAACATCGGCTGGCATGATATTGAACTGCATTATGGGCAGGCCCCGGCGACTTGCCACGCCATCAAAGAACAACAAAGTTTGTTGATAATTGAGGCTGGCCAATTCAGGGCAATTGGTCAGTACCAATTGCTGTTTGATCATGTGTTGAAAATCTTCTGGCACTGTGCTGGACCCATACTCAACCCAGGTTGAATGCACAAATTTGTCCCAGGGAGGAGCATTGCCGTAACTGCGATGATTAGGATCGTAAAAACTCAATCGGTCCGAATCGGTATGTCCTACCAGAACCAGGCAATCTTCAGGGCAGGGTTCATGCTTCAACCACCAAAGAAAGGTCCAGATTGAACTCTGCATGCTTCCTCCAGGTATGCCAAAATTTTCCGTGGGCACATTATAGTGTTTTTCTAGTAGTCCCAGGAAGTTATGACTGTTGCGATAGGCATCGTTTTGGTGCCAACAGGTATGAGCATCTGGATGCTGTTTTATCAACTCAGGATCGATTAACTCATCTCCGTATATCCAGGAGTCGCCAAATCCCACAATTTTTTTATATTTCATCTACAAACTATGTCTACGATTGCGCCGGTTGAAATCACTATCTGCACAGGGTTGGTTGGATTTGCCGGTCCGGGCACGTAGCCAGTGCCTCCGTTAACTACATTTATGGCACTTACTTCGCCTCCGGTAATATTTGCTGTGGCCACGGCACCTGCACCAAAGCCTATGACGGACACCTTGGGTGGTGCCAAATAACCATTTCCAGAATTGACCACTGTGATTCCAGTGACCACACCATTGGCCACTGTGGCATTGGCTGTGGCCATGCTCACAATTTCCGCACCCGAATAACTGTTGATGGCCAGTCGCAACAGTGGATGATAGCCCAGCACATTGATATAGTCTTGACCAGTATGACTGAGATAGGTATGGATGTTGCTGACATCGTACCAGATGCTTTGATAAGTTTCGGCAGCCTGGGCTTTGACGTTGCCAGTAAATGTATCCATGGTCAACTGAAACGTGGTTTGACTTGACCCAATGGTGGGTACAAAACTGGTATAACGCTCAGGGTTAGGAGTTGTGTTGCCCGCACTGGGTGGGTTCAGTGCCCAGTCAGGGTAGTTGCCGGCTGTGACCGGATTTAGATAAATTTCAGGACCATATATGGTAGGAATGGTCACTGTGTGGCTGGGCACAAATGCCGGTAGCACACTGTCTTGAATGTCCACATCGGCACGGGCCTGTGCTTGAGCATCCACAAACACTGCTTCTGTTAGATTGCCACTGATTCTGTCTATGCTGTAACTGGCAGGCTCTGTGGGAAGTGCTGTGGTATCCCCTGCTGACAGTGTGACTTTGGCACGACCAGTTAGGGCATTGAGTATGACCATGGGCTTTTCAAGCAATTGCACATCGCCCTGCAGATTGATCAGTCTGAACATGAGATCACTACCGGTGATGTTCACTGGCTTTTGATCTTGATTCACAAACTCGAACAAGATTACATTGTCCACGCCTTTGTTGATTGTTAGTTTTTTTGAGTACACTGGATCCCACCTCCGGACAAATACATCACCCACGCCCGAAGTGTCTATTAGCAAAATTCTCTGGATCTGTTGATAAACGTAGGCTGTGGTTGAGTACATGGTAGCAAATATTTACCTAAAAGCACAGCGTATAAATAAACCGAATGAAACTTATGGGCAGTGACTTATTTCAAAAATTAGCAGACAAATATCCGTTTATAACCTTGTGCATGTACGCCAGCAACGAATACGTGGGCATAGTACAAAATCGTGATGATGCTATTACAACCATCTACGACTTTGGGGCAGTGACTGATCAGGACAGCAAACGCAGATTTATAGACTTGGCCAACACCTGGTGGTGGGAAAGCAATAGAAGCATACCCATCAACATATTCTTGCGTGGAGAGTGGGATCCGTTTCGTCCCACATTGAGAACGTTTGCCAACAAAGATCTGGAAATTCTGCATGGCCCAATTTGCAGTTTGAATGACATTGCTCGCAAGAAGAGCAAACGTAAATCAATTACTCTGGTCAGGCGTGTTGATTAAGTTCATGTGTAAAGACACAAGAGCCGCATAACTGACAGCATGTGCCTTTTTAAATGTGTAACCTTGTGAGTCATCTCCGTCCCAAACTGACGCAAACACTTCGGCCCAAGGTCGGGTTTGTAAGTGTGCTTTGCCTGGACGAATAATAGATATAAAGGCCGCCATCCTGGGTATTGAATCTGGTTTCATATATGCCAGCAAATCAGTATAGTTGCCCACGTGTACCAATTGCCGGGCCCATTCACAATCAGTCCATAGTCGCTCCCAAGGTGGTGGACTGATCAACATTGATTCATAGTGTGCAGGATCCTTTATTAACTGATACACGCTCATGTTCAAGAAGTCCAGTTTGAAGTATCCACGAGATTCAGCAGTTTCGTAGTCCAAGGCCGCACAGTTGTTAACCGGATCTCTTGGTATGTTGGTAACATACACACCTGAGTTGTGTCGGCGACCGTTGCTTTGCCGTGCCGGAGTGTGCTGAATCAGTTTCAGTATATCCTCTCTGTTGGCGAAGTCAATGTCAATGTCTGCGCTCATTCTTGTACCAATGCTGCCACTATTCTAACTCTTTCTTGTGCTTGCTGAACTGCTTCCAAGGCATCTGCCACACTAGGATGTTCTTGGGCCAATTGTTCAAGTCTTTTTTCTTCTGTCATTTGTCGTTGTGCCCATTCGATTACTGCCTCAGCGGCTGGGTTCAACCCCACGGAGGCATGTGGCATGTTCAGTTCCTGCCAACTGCTGCCATCATATACTTCCAGTCGTTGGAGACTGGTGTTGAAACGCAAGTTACCAACACCTTGAGCACCTGGATTGGCATTTACATAAGTGCTGGCACTGCCGCCTATCACTTGCATGTAACGACCACTGGCGTGAATTGCTTTGATCATGTTACCATCCTGCCTGTTTCAATATTTCTTTGGCGTACTCTTGATCCGCTGGGTAGTTAGCAAACTTCTTTTGCCAAGCATCAGAGTCAATGTAGGGCCAGATCATGGCCACTTGTTCTGTACTCAGTTCACTTAGAAACTTTTGTCCTGATTCTGAATTGTAAATCACCCAGGGTGAGATACGTCCTGCTGTGACAGCATAACATAGTGCATTGGTATTGCCATATCTCATCCAATCATGCGCAGGATTGCCTGTCTCCTCTGCCCAACGCATACTGTATTCTACTGCTCGTGCCAGAGCATCTGCCACTGCTTCCACACGCAGATACTCCACGAGATATTCTGTGTAGATGTTGTCACTGCACCAGTGGTCAATTTTCTTTTGTGCTTTCAGCAACCATGTCATGAAACGATCCGGAGCCACCACTCGAGTGTTTACACAGTAGTTGCCAAATTTTACAAATGCTCGGTAGTATGGTGAGTCACAAAAATCTTCATGTGTTTTGTTTTTAGCCGAGCCTTGCATGGTTTCATAGAACTTGATATAGGCCTGGAACCCCATACGCACACCTGCTTCGTCTTTGGCCAATCGCCGACGTTTGGGTTCACATGCATGAACTGCTATTGATGTTTCTCTAGCAAATGTTTTTTTGCAATACTTGCACGTGAATGTCATTTCTTTTCATTGCCTGCTTGCTTGTTGTACTCGTCTATTTCTCGTTGTGTGGTTATTTGTGCCATCACATCTATTTCATCATCTTTGTAGTCTGGGTACATGGCTACCAAGGCCTTGCGTTTGGCACTGAGTCCTGCTTCTTTCTTTCGAGGAGCAATCCAGGGATGCCTCGGTGTACCCAATCCTGGACTTACACTTGTGGCCATGAGCCATTGCAGTCTAGGATGCTTGGCCACATCAAAGAAGTGTTTGTTCAATCGCTCGTTGCAAGAAATAACATAGAACTCCTGCAGTTCACGCGAACCTTCCACAGCCGAACCCCAGCGTATCATAAGATAGTTTGAAAACTTTTTCTTTTCTTCAGGAGTCAACTCGTCATAGAATGTTCTGACCTTGCGATCAAACATACGCATTTCGTTGGCAATGTTTAGTCGATCACTCATTATTTTTTTCAAAATGATATACAGGCACTGAATTTGATTTCAAACTAAGAGTTTGTGGCAATACATGTTTTTTATGTAACCGGTAGCCAAGATGTTTCATTGCGGTAAGTATTATTTCTTCTGGTATAGTAATTACAATTCCGCAAGTTTTTCTATCAGTTGTAATGTGTCTCATACCAGGACTGTTGACTTCTTCTTCAAACCAATTTAAAATCTTCCCTGGATTATCAAGTATTACTGTTTGAGGATTGCAGTTATTAACCAATTCTTCTAAAAATAATAGTGGCGCATGACTGTGATAGATAACTCCCATTACCACAACCACTTCGGTTGGACCAATTTGATTTAAGTCGTGGTGCATGTCCCCTAACAAAATACGGCATGATTTTAGTTTAGGATTTGATCTAAGTAACGCAACTGACTGTTCACGTGCCTCAATCAGTGTCAGGCTACGAGGATCATGATCCATAATGCATTCACTGATCCATCCATCAAACGGGCCAATTTCTAATACTGATTTATTTTTACACAAATGTAAAAAATGATCACTAATATACTGCCAGACATCGTCCCCGTTGTTATTAATATCACTCATGTTCTTTGCTCAATTGATAGATCATTATAGCACGTTCCAGTGCGTCTTGTAAAGTGGGATTGGTTCTGGCCGCTCGGCGTATTTCTCCCCACAGTTTGTCTTCCTGAATATGATCACGCAAGGGTCTACCATCGTTTGTTCTTGAATCATAGTCGATTCGATGACCAGTTATGGGATCGTATTCACGACCGCTCTCATATCCCACTACCTGGCGTGTGCTAGGGTCAGCACCTGACTCACGAGCATATACAATACCGTCAGCACGTTCGTAAATGAGAGTGGCACCTGGCTTGAGTTTCCCCATTATCTACCACGCTTTATTGTAGTCCACAATCTCGCAGTTGCGGCTGACGTCTTTCACAAAGTACACACAGTCCGGAGTCTCACTGTCGTCTATGGGTACACACAACATTTGGCCGTTCTTGAGTTTGGGTGCATACCAGGCCACTTCTTGATACACGTCTACGATTTCTATGTTAGGGAAGGAGGGACGGAAACTACTCAGTGGATTGAACTGAAACGCCCTGAATCCTCGATCATTTATTGATGTCAGTGGCAATACTTCTAGATCGCCCACATCAGGTTCTCCAATCAAGATCTGCCAGTCCACTGGCATTCGTATTCTATTGGTGCCTATTTGTAGCACCAGAGCAGGTGCATTGAAACTTTCCAAAAAGATCAGTGGAATATAGTGATAGTCTGGATTGGCCGGATCTGAATTGTCCAAGATTGCAAATCTCATGTCTTCTACCTGTTCAGGCAGATGATCAAGATTGTAGAATCTATTTTCGAGGGTAAGTATTCGCATGTTTTTAGTGTATATTATTTTATAGTAGAAGTCAAGCAATTTTCATCCACTCAAGTTTCTCTGAACTGAATGGATAGTTGGCTTCTCGATAAAACTGTTTGCGTTTGGTTAGATGTCGTTTGGCAAATTTACAGGTTGAAGTTATATCCCAAATTTGCACGTGATCTTTGTCTTCGGCTTTTCTTATGCCACGTCCAATGCTCTGGATAACACGGACAAAACTTTTGCCGGGTTCAATGAGAACCAAATTAAAAATTCGCGGAATATTGATACCCACAGCGGCAACACCATATGTGGCCACAATAATTTTGTCTGCTGAGTCAGCAACTTCGTCGTATTCATCTTGGCGGTCCTTTGCTTTGGTCGCACCGGATACAAACACAGCACGATCACCCAGTCGCTCTACCAAGGCATGCCCTGCGGCTACCCTGTCCACAAGCACCAATGTGTTGCCTGTTTCGTTTACCCGGCGTATGAGGTCGGCCATGGTGTCCAATCGGCCCGACTCTTCCAAGAGATATTTGAGTTCACTTTGGTACTCTTTATACTCCACATGATCAACCAACTGCACAATGTTCACATGACAGTTGGCCAACACACCTTGCTGTTGCAGTTCATTGGCACTCAAGCGACCAATCACAGGACCAAGGCTGACCAATAGGGCTTGGCTTTCAAACTTCTCTTTGGGGATGGTTCCGGTTAAACCCCATCGAATTGGCACCCTTGACATTACGCCTGTTAAGAGAGTTTTAAGAGCATCTGCTTTGGCCATGTGTACTTCGTCTACAATAACACATACCACGCCTTCCAAGAACTCGCCGATGGTCACTTCGCCCACACCGGACTTGGTATTCTTTAATAACACATTTAGACTTTGCCAAGTACAAATTGTATGTGTGCGCCCATATTCTTTGCGATCGCCAAAATAAACACCCACATCTTGAGCCATGTTGATGTAGTCTTTTTCTGTTTGTGTCACTAGACTCTTGTTGGGCACAATTACGATTGAGCGACCATATTGCGCCACAGCATTTGACAGGGCCGCTGTCATAATGGTTTTACCTGCACCTGTGGCTACTTCTTGGAGACATTGTGGATTAGCCAGGAAGTTATTCACAATCTCAACCTGGTAGTCTCGCATGACTATAGGCTCGCCAACAGCAGGGTGTCCCTTGGGCCACGTGATATGTGCAAATGAGTCTTTGCCCACTTGATCAAACTCAAATGAGGTCGAGTACTCTCTTTGATCATCCAGTTCAATGTCGTAATCAAACTTCTCAAGTATGGGAACAATTTCGGGCAAGAGATTTGTGTAGGTGCTACCACCTAACTGGAAGTATGCAACCTTGCCATCCCAACGTCCCAACCTTACTGCTGGCATGTAACGTGCGGCTGGGTTTTCGTATTTGAAAGCAGTGACCAATGCTCGGCGTACATCCAAATCCAAGCCTTCCAACTTGATGTTTACTTCGTCTTTAATTTGTATTGTGCATTGTTTCATTGTGTGTATTTTAGTTGATTGTGTTGAGAAATGCAACCTATAGCAATACCTGAATTGGCTTGATATTGTTTTTTAATAACATGATAATTGTATCAACATCCGACACCTTTCCGAGCACCAAACATTTAAACATATCACTCGAAGTCCATGATGGAATGTTCCAATATTCACAAAGTTCTTGACTGTATTGGCTCCACCAACTCTCAAATTCTGCAAGTTCTTTTGGATCTTTTTCTAGATCTATATCTTCCAATGCAACAAAAATATTAGGGCGCAATTTTGTCCAGGGTTTGATCACCTGTTGCATTCGAAAGATGTCGTTGGGTTCATAGTCAGACCAATAGGCGTATGGTGTCTTTCCTAACTCTTGCCAACATACAAAAGCATCACCTGCTGAGATCTTTGATTGTGCATCCGCAAGCCATTGTCGATCAAATGGTTTTTCTAAAAGGCCAGTTTTTTCGTTGTAGTCAATTTTCAAAGTTTTCTGCATCACAGTCTGGTTCGCATGACTTTTTTCGCACATGTGAAGGTGACGATGGAAGTCTGCCCAGTATGGTCCGTTGTCGCAATTGTTCTCATAGACTACGTGCAAGGCATTGAAATGATCTTGATCTTGTGCTAGGCAACGCTCTCGATCAATCGGCACATCTACTTTTTTTGCATACATGATCAATTTGTTGACCAATTGTTGCCTAGAATGATTATAAAAATAAAAAGGACTGTCCCAGTCTCGAAACGGAACGGTAACATTTTGCAGATGTTTATATATTTTTTGATAAACAGAAGCCACTGGTGTTTGGTTCATTAGTAAATCTACAGTTTTGCCATTGGAAAAGACTATTTGCATGAAGTATTTACGTCAAAAAAACAGGTACCTTTTTTAAGGGTACCTGTTGTAAAAGGATCGCCGGGCTAGTAAGAGTTGGCGATCCTGATCTGGAGTATTACACACCAATCTCGCGCACAATATATCCTTCAATCCGGTAATAGTCCGCTTCTTCTGTATCCGTGGTTGTGAACAACAAAAAATCACCTTCATAAATTTCGTACATCAGTAGGTTTCCTTTATAACATCAAATTGATCAGCGGGCCATTTGGCCTTGAACTCTTCACTCCGGACATAATCATTGTACCCTTTGGCATCAAAAAATGTCTTGCGAAACACCGATTGGATCTGGCCCTTGGGTGTGATAGTTAGATAAACTGATTTTGCTTTGCCTGCCATATTATGCGGCACTCTTCATACAAGTTGTTTCTGCCAGGCGTTTCCAGTTCAGCATTGACATCTTGCGTAAGTCTGCAATCTTGAGAGCCATACGCAGGCTCAATTCACGCAAACGATCTTTATTGGTATGCATAAAGTCAATGATGTCGTCTTGTGTGGCTTCATCAAAGTCATAGTCTGAAAACAGCACACCATCTTTGGCAATTTGCTTGATACGCAATAACTTGTCACGCTGTGAGTCAAGTGTCAAGTCCAAATAATGGCAACGACTTTGCAAAGCATCCAGGTGATCACGCAATTTTTGCGATTTCATTTGATCAAACTTCAAGTTGGTAATGAAAATAACTGAACCTTTGAACTCAAAACGATCCGGAATGCCTTCGCGGCGCAGGGCACTTGACTCACTCAACCACGAAATGGTTCGTTTCTTACCGGAGTCCAGTGCGCCCTTCAGCAAGTTAAGAGCCACGTCATCTAGCAAAATTGAGTCACAGTCATCAAATACTAATACGCAATTGGCATCAGAGTATTTGTAAAGTGTCTGGAACAGGCCAATGGGTGTGGCTGAGCCTTTGACAACTTCTGCACGAAGTTTCTTACCGGATATCTTGTCAAACAAGCAGGCCTTTTCAATCTCTTGCTCCACACCAAAACTCTTGCCAACACCCGGAGGGCCGCTCACAATCATGGCACGTATGTCACCGGCTGTGGCGGCTTTGGTCATTTCTGTAAGAATGTCAAAACGCTCGCGGATACGTGTCATTGCATCCTCGTCCGACTCTGCTGTCAAAACCTGTTTTTCAAAGTGTACGGTATTATCTTTTGTCATGCCGTTAGTATACTCTATATCTTGAATGTTGTCAACGCTGATACGTATCGTATCAGGGCAATTTGGGAAGGTGCCGTTGTTTTTGACAGTAACATAGTTACCTCGGGCACCAGTTTGAAAACCGCTTACAAGAACAAATTCTTGGTTACGGACGGGTTTGTTACGGTATGTACCGTTCTTTACGCAAATTGCACTCATGGTTACTAGCCCTTTTGTGTGTTACTAAGTCTATATTATAGTGGATTTTGAATTATTGGTCAACTACGCAGAAAGTATTACTTTTTGACAATTTCATCAACAGTCTGACTGTATTCCAAGCGACTCAATACCACTTGATACATGCAAAATATCAACAATGTAATACTTCCTACTGACAGAATTTTAGAGATTTCATCTGCGGTCAAACCTGCTAACAAAAATTGTAGACCAACTGCTACGGTACAAATCACAGCAAGGGCCCCTGCTGTCTGTAATGCGGCTTTGAGTTTGATATTCATTTTGTATTCCTTTTTTTGTTTGTATGCCACTATTGTAGCAATAGGGCAATTGATGGTCAAGTATCAAAGAAAAACCCTGCACAGGGCAGGGTTATTGCAAAAGTAGTAGTTTTTACTGGTAATACTTTGATTTTAAATTTATACCAGTTAGGCAATGTTATATTTGGTTAGTCCAATTTGGCAAGTCATTGTTTGGTTATCTGATATAGATATCTGCCAGGGCCCTGAGGCTGGGTCTTCTGGCCAGGGAATTCTGTCTGGATTTGCCACGCCATCCCACAGTGGTTGCGAAGCACAGTAAATTCCTGAGTCAAAATCAGCAGTTCCTGACACCCAGTCATGAGGGCTTTCCCAAAAACCATTATAGTTGGACTGCATTAAACTTATGCTCATATCACCCCCGGTTACAGTGGCCGAAAATTCGTAAGGTCCTGTTGACCAATACTGACCATACTCGTTAACGTTGGCCCATTGGGGTGGGGATGTCATGTCATCTACCATTTGATCAAGTGTCACAATTGAAAATTGAGTGGTATCCAGTGGAACTGTATAAATTGCGTTTGGAGCAAGTGTTGTTTGATTCACTAGTCCAGAAAATTTCTCGACTCCGTTAATCGACACTGTCAATTGTGCTGCCACACCATCTGTGGCAGTTACTAGGCATAATAATCTAATTTGTTTTGTACTCATACTGTCATCTCCCTTGATGTATTTATATCTTTAGCAAAAACAGACTGGCCGCTGTTAGGCTGAAATATCTTCCCAATTTACACCTGTATGTCTTCCATGCCTGCTGTTCTTAGTCGTACCACATGACCCATTTGCCACTGTTTGGTGTCCAGGCCTTTGAGAATGCCCAGCCACCGATTGCGCAAGTATGCCACTTCGTTTATGATAGTTTCGTAATCAATCACTTCGTCTTCACCGTCCACATACTTTTCAGCGTCTCTTGAGGTCAGCGCACGAGCATAGTTTTCCAGGTACTTTTGAAAGTGTTTTCTACGTATTTTACGCAGTTGAATATTGAGATAATTTAACACAGCCTCAATCTCTTGCAGTTGATTGAAACGATGTTCGGTTATGCCCGGCAAAGCAGTGATGTTCTTTTCAACCATGCCCGAAATTTTACAGTCTCGTTTGGCGTCGTCAAGTTCGCGCTCATAATGACTGATAAAATCAGGCACAGCGCCAAGACCAGCAACTACACGACTATACCACATGATTGTTCCAATTTTCTAAATAAGGAAACAATTGTCTCCAGTCTGTACCTCTTCTACGATCCAACTCGTCGAGATGTGTGTGTAATTGTAATATCTTTTCTTTGTTGACGCAACTATTTTGAATTTGCAACTGAATTCCTTTAAGATGCTCGTAAAAAATATTTTCTTGCCAATTGCCCTGGGCAATCTCACTCAATGCATGCTCAAAATCTTGATTCCAAAATGTTGGTCCAAATATGTCCGGATTATGATGCTCTGGCACGAAGACTGTTTGAAAATGATGATTTATTCGGCGTCGTTGCTTCCAGTGATTTATTTTTTCCAGCAGTGCCGGAAAAGTTTTTATAGTGAGCGGACTAAGGGTACTGTTGATATTGAAATATATCCAAGGATTATTTATTAGTGTTTGGATATTTTTTTCAATCACATCAAGTTTAAGACCATATCTAGCATACTCTTGTTCAGGACCCCAACAGTCCAAACTCACAGTGATATCAAATCGTTTGATTTTTCTTGTTGCTACCATGTTCTTCCACTGCTGTACCACAGATTCAAATTTATCAGGAGCATACATCAAATTGGTCACAATATTAAATTCTAAATCTTGGTTGGGATTGTTAGTAAAAAATTCCAAGCAACGAAAAAACTCTTTTTGATACAACGGTTCTCCGCCGAGCAAGTGTAATCTTTTCAATTGCAAATGGTTGATTTCTAGCCAGGCAAAAAACTTTTCAGTGTATAGTGCAGTTTGATTTTTATCAATATTTTTGGATTCTATCACCAGTCCATTTTTTTCAAATCTACCAAATTTTTGATTTTCTTGTTGAATTTGACTGCTATTAAATGGTGTACAATAAGTGCAAGACAAATTACAGGTATTGTTGATAAAAATTTCCAAGATCCTGGGAGTGACTCTAACGGCAGTTGGATCTTGTTCCAGTTCTGGTGGAACTAGTCCGGGCACTTGTAAATGAAATTGACGATCGCTTTGACCACCGGCTGCTTCAATCTTTTCACAATAACGACATCCTTCGTTGGGAGTCATGTAAGGCAACGGCTGTGGCCATTGTCCTTGTAACATTGTATTTCTTTGTTCTAGTTTTTCGGGAGTATTATGAAAGTCATCAAAGTTTTCCAGTGCTATTGGGTGTCGACCCACTCTGTGACAGGAACTGGTTGTGCCATTGTTGAGAAAAATAGTACTCCAGGTCCACTTGAGTTGGCAGGCTGTGTCTGTGTTGATAGGAAAAACTGATTTCATTGTTGTTCTAGCCAGTCGACAAAATGCGACGGTAAAGATTTCAAATCAATATTTCTACGCATTGTAAATTCTTTCAAATACACATTAAGACCACTCTTTTGACTGGGCACAAATGTATTGGATACTGTGTTAATTATGTCTTGAAGTTGCAAAGGATACTGAGAAATTTGTTCTATTAATTTTGACTTTGTTTGATCATCAAGAATGTTCACTGAAAAGAAATCAGGATCGGAGCAAGGGCTCCACAAAATTTCAACATCTCCAGCATAATTGATAAAATCATCAATGCCTAACAGTGCTAAATTAGATACTGTGGCATGGAAACTGTAAGGAACATCATGTTGTTTGAGAGTTTGTATATTTTTTTCAAATTGATTCCAAGTGTTACCATTTCGTAATAGTTCATACAGCCGGCCAGTTGATTCTGCACTGATTGCCAATTTTATTTCTGCAAACTTGGCAATTTTGACAATTTCTTTAAGAAATCTTTCTGTGTTTACACCAAGTCCAGAGTAAATTTTTATAGGAATCCCGTAGCCGGATAATTTTGAAACCAACTCTTCTAATCCCAGATATAAAAAAGGTTCGCCACCAGTGACAACAATTTCTTTGAGCATTGGGGATGCTGCCAGGTGTGATATCTCGTGGAGTAAACTGTCATTAAAGCGATTGTTTTTTATATCTTTCTGACTGAGTTTCATAAGCACTCGATCAGTATCATTCAGAATGTATCTATCATCTGAGGTGGCAATCGAGTAAGCACCGTGGTTGTTGATATCCCTGGTCCAGGCAGAACTGTAATATTTGCAACAGTAAATGCAGGTCATATTACAGTCAGACCCTACAACAATGTGCAATACCTCTGGTGAAGTTGACGTTGCTGTATGAGTGGGCAAGTGACTTTTCATAGAGATTCGTCTACTCACTTGAGATTTTGATTCCGGTACCCAACAAGTCGACAAACAACTGGACACTGGCTGATTCATCAGCATTTGTTGTCGTTCTGCTGTTATTTCGGGCGAATTAAAAATATCCCCTGGATTTTGATTGATGTGATCAAAATTGATCTTTGCAGGAGTTGCCGCACAACAACTCATGGTTTTTAATTTTTCTAAATCTACTGACAGCCACCAGAATTTTTGCGAACAATAAAAATCTTTTGTCTGATCAAAATCAGTCAATTGATTCATCAATTTTCCCAGTCTTCGTCTTCGTTGTAATCTTCGTCTTCGGGCTCTTCCTCGTCATCTTCTTCCACATAGTCCTTGTCGTTGTCAAGGTATGCAGTCAACGCACGTTTGATATCAGCGTCCCCTTTAAATGCCGCACGAATATCTTCCACGTCTGAATCATTGTCCATCAAGATCTGTATCACCGTTTCAGCGGCTTCGGCACGATCTACTGTGTTTACAAAACGCTTGAGTTCACCCCAAATTTCACTGGCTATTGTTTCACTCATCAGTTGTTTCCTCCGGAGTACTTACCTCGGCTTTCTGATTTCCAAAGTCTGCCATTGCTTTGTCCAGACACGAGTCGTCATTCTTTTCCCATGCTTTACGGAACTTCTTGATAACTTCGCCGTCACTTGTGGTAAACACTAGACTGTTGCCTTCACGCTTGAGCATTTCTTTTTTCTCAATTAAGTCAACCAATCCAGAATACGGACTCATACCTGTTGTGTACGGAATCTTGACCTGCACCCCTTCAAAGGGCTTGGCATAGCGTGTTTTCATAACTTTGCAACCGGCACGGATACCGTTTACTTCAGACACTTTGTTGCCATCCTCATCTTCTTTGAGTTTCATTTTCTTCATGGCTACCACAATGCTTGATGCATAGATAAAGCCTTGACCGCCTGATATTTTGTCATCCGGATCAAACATGTCCTGACTGGCATATGTGTGATTGGTACACACCAAGCCCACATTGTAACTACCAAACATGTTAACGCAGTTACGAACCAAGGCAGTGAGTGCTTTGGGCTTGCGACCCAGGTCGCCCTTCATCTCGCCTGCGTCAAATTGGTTTACATCAGTAGGTGTGAGCAACATGCCCAGGCTGTCAATCACAAACATGACTTTGGGACGCTCGCCTTCGGCCAGTGCTTTATAGTCGCTCATGAATGTGGAGATTGTTTTGGCCACGTCATCAATCATGGCCATACTAAGTTTAAGCAATTTGCTTTCACTGGTATCAACACCAAGTGCCTTGAGCCAGTCTTCATCAAGAGCGTTTTCACTGTCGATTAGCACCACAAAGATGCCTTGCTCTTGTGCATTCTTGACAATGTTGCCTGAACAGATGTAACTTTTACCCGCGCCAGAGTCGCCGGCAAACACAGTGACCTTGCCCAGTGGAATGCCACGATTAAAGTCTCCTGAGATCAAATAGTTCAAGGCAAAGTTGCCTGTAGAGATCCAGTCTGTTGGATCGTTGAAGCCAATTGAAAGGCCGTCAATACTTTTTGTAATTTCACGTCTAAATTTGCTTACATCGAAGGGTTTACCCATATATCACCTATGTTGAGAGAAAGAGACACAAGAGATTTCTCTCTTGTGTGAAGTCGTAATTATGATTACTTCTGTTGACGTGCGCGGATCATAGCCAAAATGTCTTCGGCCTTTTGTCCACCACCAGCAGGTTTTGCCACAGGAGCAGTTGCTACAGGAGCGTCGTCTTCATCAAAGTCACT